TCAATTGTGATAAGCGACGATGTAGACCATCAAGGAATCGTGCTATCTATGGAAGAAGATGTGCCTAACTTTAACTCTACTAGAAACAAAGGAACTGTGTTGGCGCTTGTTGGACTTGATGCCCTTCAAGGTGCAAACTACCATTATTCTTTGGTCGGTCAAGGAACAAAAGCATTGACTTATGGTTCTTTAGAAAATGTTGTCCTTACCATAACTAATACGGCAGGCGGTAGTATTGTTGTCAACTCTCTTGACTCTATCAGTATTCTTTTTAAGTGTTCGTATCCTAGACCTGACGAGATTCAAGATACATTTAGAACACAGATTCCGTTGCCGAGTCGTGTTTAAATTGGCGAATTTAATTAAAAAGCAAGGGGGGTGCCTTGATGCCGGACCAGATAATATGTTTATAATATGTTTTCTATAAGTTTTTAACATATTATATACTTAATTATATCTATTTATCATAATATAGAAGAATAATTATAATTATTGTAAAATATTATCTTAAATACTTATAATATATTAAATAATATATGAAATACTTATAAAAAACATATTATTTAGTTATTATCTGCTTCGGAACAAGGCCCGCTATTTGAATCAGAGTAGTTTTAAAGAATAGCATCGGGACTATTGTCATCTAATGGATTGCTATTTAGACTCGAATTCGAACTGCTACCGCTCGATGGAGAGGGTGCTTTAAAATCTCTCTTGTATATTTCTTTCTTTGGTAGTAGAGCAAGATTATCTTTATAAGAGTTGCTTATTAATGCCGATGCTTCATATAGCTCTGTGTAATCTCGGTAATATTTCTCTAAAGCATCACACCCTAACTGCTTGCGGTTTTCTCTGTCGAGATTAAGTATTTTAAATATGTCAATAGATAACTGATAATATTTCTTGGAGGTATCCAATTCTAATTCAATTGTTTCGGTTATTTTCATATATAACTCGATGCTATTTATGACTGATACCGAGAGCGTCATTAAGCAAACAATTGCACTGATATGTGCCTGTGATAAATATGCGGTTAGTCCTACTGATGCCACTGACGCAATCGATGAGATTGCTATAGTAGGCAATTTAAAATATTGTCCGATTGATTTAAACTTAAAATATCTCATCTTGTGATACTTGGTCATGTGAACACAATTCTGTCTGACGTTCTCAAGTAGGGCCTCAATATCATCAGTCCAACTCATACATTAAGTTTAGATTTTTATGCGAATATCATACGATTCTGAACCTTGGGTAAAACTCTGGGCGTGTCAGGCTCGACTGGTGTCTTTTTGGCACGCGGTTTTTTTGGTTCGTCGGTTGGTTCGCTATTATGGTAATGATGATGGACTTCGGTGATGGTTTGTTTTTTTTCCTTAACCTTCTTCTCGGCAACAGGTTTAACTTCTTTTTTTACTTTAAGTTGCCCCCTATCTTTTAGCTTCTTGAGTTCGGCTAGTTCCGCTCGCTCTTGCGCTTCAACTTGCTTTTTTGCACTTGCCTTAAGTGCCTTTGCCTCTCTCGCTTTCTGAAGTTTATCACCTACCACAACTTGGTTAACTGGTTGTTTCCTGTTATATACTCTTTTTCCCTTAATCTCTGGAACGGCAGCTTTAGGAACTTTCTTAAGCACTGCCTCAATTTCTTCACATTCAGATTCGCTACTCGAAACGGACTCGTCATCACTATAATCCGCCATTTGTATATTAAAGAGAGATTTTATTTTTTTCTTTCTATAATATATAATGGCAGAACTAGTTGAGGTCGATGTTGTTAAAAACAAAGTGTTCGTTGTCGGCGATGAAATTAAACTCATTAGCGATATTGAGGAATGCGATAAACCAGAGTTTGTTGATTTAACGGATACGCAACTTCTTGGTATGTTTAAAAATCTTGCTAAAGTAAATGATGATGGAGATATTGCTGAAGAACCTTTAGGCAGTGAATATGATTATGAAATATATGATGCTGAATGGTATGCCGAGAGATTTCCGGGCTTCACACCACGAGAGTACTGGTTCATGAGCGAGGCGGCAAAAGATGAAAACCGGGTTTTAGATTCTATTGAAGATGCTAAAGAAACTCTAGAGAGAATTGATTAAGTAATGTTTAGTTTCTTCTTTTTATGATGCTCGTGTTTATATATCTTAATCTTCTCGGCGTTATCAATTTGGTATTGCTTTTGGTATTCGATTTTTTTCTCTCTGTTGGCGTTGTAGTGGTCTTTTGCCTTTTGCTTAATCCGTTCTTTGTCTTTCTGATAGGCTGCCGCTTTGACTGCCTTGATATGTTCCTTATTATTTTTGCAACGAACTTGATATGTTGTTTTATAATCTTGCCAGTATTCTTTTCTATCTCTGTCGGCAATTGCCTTATTAACACATTTATTTTCTCGTTGATGTTTGCCTTCGTATGTAGCAAGTTCTTTTTTATTATTACACGGACAGGTTTCCATCAATTCTATTTTACAATTTTCCACGCCATAAGCACTAAATACAATATTAACAGTGTTTTGTTTATTTGCCTTAAATCCAGCACGATGCTGGCGGAATCTCTCGTTTAATTTCTGACAAGTTGAACCGATATAAATTAAATCTCCTAATTGAGAGCACACCTTATAAATCTTGCCTTGCTGATAATCTACTACCATCTTATGTATATTGCCTTCTTCGCTTTAAGTGTGTTTCACGATTCAATTTTATATTTTAATGTAAAAATATAAAAAATAAAAATGAGAGCATAACCGCTTCATACTGAGATACTCCACACAGCAGATCCTTTCATATCAAGCGACAATAACGTCGTGAACTGAGCGAAAAAATCAAGGTTGTAGTCAGCAGTATGAACACCGTATACGCCCTTCCACTGAACGGTCGAAGCGATTGTGCTAATACCAGAGTAAATGGTAGCAGATTTACCATCAGATAGTCCAGACTCAAACTCGGTTGAAGCAACAAACTTTCCTACATTACTCGAAATCGCCTGAGCACCAGCAGCAGAAGCAGAACCAGCAGTCGAACCAGACGCAGCATCAGCAATAAGCATAAACGCTTTTGCCTTTGTAATCGATGGATCAACACCAGAAATTTGAGTTTGTCCATAACCAGCAGTCGCCCCTCCAACATATCCGTTATTAAAAGTAGAACCTTTCTTGAAATCTACGAGAGCATGGTCGGCGATGAGAAGTTCAGCACACGACTCCGCACCACGACTTCCAACAATAACAGGACGCGCAGGGTAGTTTTCGTTATTTATCAAATACTGATACTCGCTGAGCCCAGCAGTTCCACGATTGCCTAGAGTATATCTTCCCTGATTGTCAAGAGCAGCATACTGAGGACGATGTACTGCGATGACACGCTCAAGAGAACTTACGGAAAAACCAAGATTCGCTGTAAGGCCAGAGCCCGAACCAGCACTGGCGGCAAGTGTTGCGCCGCTTTGCATCCACGAGGTCGCTAGAATATTGTATTTTCCACCAGTTGAGCTGTCAATTTGCGCTTGAGCGCCGGGGCTTAGTTCGGTCATCATACAAACGAGTTCTACTTCTTTAAAAGTAAAATCAGGATCGGCAACCGCTTTAACAGCATTTGCGGCAGATTCGAGCGTTAGTCGCATTTGAATACTTGAAAGCGAGAACGCAGGGATCAATCTGTGTGGCGTAGTCTGTGCTAAAGGATTCAAGACGATAGGAATACAAAATGTGGTTGTTCCAGCGGCAACTTGATCACCGGTTAGAGCATCTCCAATTGTTCCAAGTAAAACATTACCATAACCCGCTTTGTATTCAGCAGAAGCATCAGTATCCATAAGAGCAGTAGCGAGAACATTGTAGTTATTAATGTCGCATAGTTGCGCCCCAGCAGTCGAGATTTGAAGGCGACGGATAAACCCTAGAGCACCGGCGCTGTCTAGAGTATATGCTCCTGTTGATGTCACAGACATCTTAAGATACATTTGGTTAAAGTTGTAGTACTGACCAGCAAGATTGCCTGGGAGATCGAGTTGGATTGTTTGTTCGGGAACAAACGAAGTTGAGTTAGAACTTGGTAT